CATACTTTGGATAACAAAACCAAGTACGTTTTGAATGGTTTCCTCGACGACGTTCCCTCTGAGGTAATTGATTATCTGTTCGACGATAGGGACAGACATATTATGCACTGGAACACTCTATCAGAACGGTTCTCGAATTTGACTATTGAGATGGCTGTGAAGCTCCTTCTTCTTCATGATCGCATCCGCGTAAATGAAAAGAATGGAATATTTTCACACCTGACTGCCCGAAAAAGACCTGTTCATTGGGATGTGAACAGGATTGTGAATGCTTCGGCTCCCCCGGATGACCTTTGGGAGCAAGTTTTGAAGTCCCATTACGATGAAAATCCCCATCACCTTGAAAATAAGAACTCTGCCCAGATTAGCGCTACTATCGAGCGCATGCTTGATTACCACGCTAGTGCCCTCCGTCTTGTGGAGCGGCCTACTGAATGCATCCCAACTTTTCTAAAATGGATTGCAAAGATTTCTAAGAATGATGCTGGTGTGTTTACTGAATTTTCGGTACATAGGAACTTTGCTGATAACTCTTCACCTATTGGTGTTTTGGTTTATCTTAAGGGACTTATTTTGAACGGAATTTCAGCGCGACCACGCCCCTGGGTGAAATCTGATGGTGATGCTCGCTCGTGGGGAACGGTGTCTTGTGAATACCAACGGATCGGCTTGGCTGGACTCCTTCGTGCTCGACAGGATGAAAGGAAGGCCGTGACTTCCAGGATACCTGAATGGAAGATAAATCTGACCGACACGCAAAATCATCTCTTGCTTGTTAATTCCGCCCTTACGTTTTACGGACTCCGCAGGACTCATGACTTCGACAAATTGGATTATGATAAACTGTGTGTGTACATGTGGAGATGGTGCATTAAAGGTAAACCACTCGCGACACCCGACCACTGTATACTCGCTTCGGGTTTTAGTTCTATGTCGTCGAGGCTAACCTCTTTGATTGGCGAAAAGTTTAACTCATTTTCGAGTGAGTTAGCCCAACGCATCGGGGGTGGATTGCTCGCTGGGATCATCGAGCAGGCTAAGAAGACATTGGAATCAATGCTTGGAGTATTGGG